ATTCTCCTGTATGCACTTTGCGTGAAACCATTTCAGGATCATCTGGTAATTTTTTCGGAATCTTGCGTTGCTTTTTGGATTTACCAATGTAGCCGCCGTTTCGATCATCACCAGCGCCGCTACCTGTATCTCCGCCACCGCTATCGTAGCCGCCGCTGTACTCCCCGCTGAACGAATCTACGCCGTCAACATTGAAACCCGAACCAACAGGCGCAGCGCCGTAGGTATCCGAAATTCCTTGTGGGCCGCCCATCCCAAATATTCCTATATCGGTAAACCCAAGTCCGGGTGTTGTACCCCAGTCAAATCCATTAGCAGCAGCCGAATCATACAGTGCTTGACCACCAAGGTATCCGTTGACATTAGATGAATAACTTGGATTATTTCCAAATCCATATAAGTCGCCATATGGTGAGTTTACCGCAGCAAGCGGGCTTGAAGTCACAGCGCCGGGCATATAGTTTGAATTGTCGTAAGGAACAAGGTCCATATTTTCGTAATAAGCAGGATTTGTGTACACATCTTGAATATTAACCGCTGGCGTGTTCGCCGCTGCCACTGATGCAGAATTGTCTGTAGTGTTTCCACCAAACAACCCAGACCAATCCGCGCCCGCGTATTGTCCTTCAGTCGAACCGGGTTCGCCAGTGTTGGCAATAATCGGATTGCCATTTGCGTCGATCACACCACCTGCATTGTTTACCACCGCGACATTTGGTGTGACCGTAGGTGTGACAACAGGTGTACCAGTTTGCGGGACAGTCGGTGTGACCGTAGGTGTGACCGTAGGTGTAGTTTTTACGGGTGTTGTTGTTTTATTTGCAACCGCAGTTGCCGCAGCGTCAGTTGAAGGATTGCGGATAGCATCCCAATTGATTCGATACGGTGTCGGAGCTGTAGGAGTGAAATCTTGGCTTTGCATGGAGCCAAATTGTCTTGCAAGATTTGGGTCATTCTGTACAGCAGCCCACAACCCGCCCTTTGCTTCTGGCGAAGTGCGAATGAAATTCTCAACTGTTGCTAATGGCATACCTTGGTCAACTTGCTGCGACCAATACTGCAAACCGGGAAGATCGGGCGAGCGGCCAAGGTATTTCTGATACATCCCCGCAATCGTGTTGGTGTTATCGTTCCCTGTGTACGCAGGAGGCGTGCCAAGCAGCGCACCAGTTTTTTGACCTAAAAGACCTTGCACTGATTGCGAAAGAGCTTGATGTGTTGGGCCATAATATTGCGGCGCTGTTGGCATAGCCACAGACGGAAAATATGGTTGAACTTGTGGCTGCACTGGTTGCAGTGCTTGTTGAATAAAAAGGTTTGGGTTTACGTCGTATGGATACATTTTTTACCCCAAAAGCCCGTAGAATAATTTGTCAAGGTCTTGCGGACGATGCACTGATGCCGCAGCAGTTGGTTGCCATGTTTGCTGCGGAGCCCCCGCAGCCATTAAACCAAGACCTTGCGTCATTAAAGAATTAGCCGCGTTTTGTTGAAGCAAATCTTTTTGACGGTCGGCGGAGTTATTGGCTAGAAGCCCACCAATTTGGTCTTGTGTCTGTTGCCGAGCAAAAATCGGCAGATTGTCAGAAGAAGATTGTTGTTGTGGCTGCGCGGGTGTTTGTGATCCTGTTTGATTGAACTTGTTTGACCACATTTTTATAAAATCGCCAGCCGTACCAGCAGGGTCACCGCCGTTTTTCTTAATTGCGGATGTCGCAACATTGCGGCTCCCATAAAGAGGAGTCAAAGCATCAACCGCATTTTTATCGGGATTTTGCAACAGTGCCGTTGCACCCGCAGCGCCTTGCTGGTGCGCGAGATATGTTTCAGCAGGTGTTGGCGCACGGCCAAGATTATTTTCAAGCGTAGAAGAATTAGCTTTATAGAGATTCAAAAACGCATCGGTGTTATTGCCAGCGTCATAAATATTGCCGCGACCATGCGCAGACCATGCTTCAGGACCAAGTTGGTAAAGTCCTTTATACTGCGAAGACGTGTTCATATTCGCAGTTGGGTCCATGCTTGATTCAATAGTAGCAATACGCAAAGCAACCGATGGGTCAACACCGGCTGCTACTGCACGTCTGCGAATGAGTTCTTGTATATCCATTAGCTATACACCGCCGAATCCAAGATTGACGACCTTTTTGCCGTTAATCTCCGAAACCATGTCAGGATATTTTTTCTCAATGTCCTGCGCCATTGGGCCAACAACTTTTGGATAAGACTTCGGATCATCTTTGTAGCGATAAGCATACATCGCCAATCCAGTATTCGGGTCTTTTCCAAGTTTGGTAATATCTGTTTTTTCTCGTCTGTCAGAAAATCCTAACAACGCACCAAGTCCGCCACTGCCAAATAAACCGAGCCCCTGCATCCCGCCCAAAATACCAACGCCGGAAGCCGCAGCGCCCAAACCTGTGAGCCATGGGTTCGATGTCGGACCCGGACCAGTTTGTGTGTTTGTGTTGCCGTATGGCGTAACACCCAATGCTTGCAGCGGAATTTGAAGCTGCTGCATTGGAAACTGTTGTGCTTCTTGGTAGGCTTGCTGTTGCGCGGCAATTTCCGCCTGTCTCTGCTGTTGCACGGCGTTCTGCCCCATCAGCGCGGCGTTCAGCCCTTGCAAGAATGAGTTCTGACCTTGAGCAGCTAAACCACCAAGCTGGTTTGCGGCTTGCAAATTCAGTCCTGCGCCTTGCAGACCTGCTTGCTGGTTTGCTTGCTGCGCGGCAAGGTTTCTGGTGATGTCCCCCTGCGCCGCGTTTTGCGCTTGCGAAAAGTTCTGCGCCATAAGATTTGACGCCAAATTACCCGCCTGCATCGCGGCTGCGGCGTTTGTGACGCCTTCCTGCACGCCAAGCCGTGATCCACCAAAAGCGTTTGAGCGTATAGCCTGATCCGCAGCTTGATTGAGGGCCTGTTGGCGCTGTACGTCGATTGCCTGCAAACCTGAACCAATTACGTTTTGGGTGTAAGGGTTCATGTAGGCAGAAAGATTTGTTCCTGCCAAAGTCGCCGGATTAACCTGCCCCGGCTGGTAGTTGCTGATGCCTGCAGCGGTGCTTTGCGCCGCCGCAAAAGCCGGGTTGGTCGAACCAATGTTGTTTTGGGCAAGAGCAATGTCAGCAAGCGCCCCGTTGGTCATTCCAGCAACACGCGGGCCTGTGTATGGCCCAAGCATGTTCTGGGAAACGTCGTAGGCCGCATTCAGGTTGTTCTGCGCGGCGGTGTTGACCCACTCCGGCAGTTCTGTTTTGTTGATGACTGTCTGCGTGCCGCCACCGCCTCCTTTACTCATGGTTTAATCCCTGTAAGTCGCGGACAAAGACAACATGGGTCTTTTTCCAGCCGTATTTTGGAAGAACTTTTTGCCAGCCCATTCTAGCAGAAGTCGTCATATATTTACACCCCATGGTAATCGCATGGTTTTCAACTTGTTCATGCAGGTCCATGACACCCGGCAGTTCACCCGCCACCACAAAGCAATGCAGGTATCGGACCTGTGGGGAATCGCAAATCTCGGTAATGCACGCTCCGTGCTGGTTCCAGAAGATTTGATATTTTCCCAAAATAAGCCCGTTTTTAATGTCGTCCCAGTTATGGGTTCCGCCGCCAAAAACAAGCGCCTTTTCAATCCTTCGGACTATCTCATCCGAAGGCAATCCCTCAGATACGGGTTTTACCATCATTCACCGCCGTTTGCAGCGTTCCTGTGTCAGACACCGTGACTTCATAAACTGTGCCGTTGGGGGAGCGTAACAGGATGCGATACGCAGCTTCGTTTTGTGAAACTACACCAACAAACGATCTACGAATAGTATCCAAAATCAGCGCCCATGATTGCTGCACATAACCAAACGGGGCCGGGGGTATGTTGACCTGCATTATCGTTTTCCACTTGATGTTACGTCCAGCCTGACCTTACCAAATCCCCAGTCACCGTCTTGCGTAGCTTGGAACCTGATCCGAGCTTCGCGAGCGGTAACGCGGGTGTCCGTGTAGCCATCGGACCTGATCGAATATGGCCCAAATGTGCGTTCGGAACCTTCCGGCGCTGCGCGGCCATAGAACGTGGCAGACAATTTGTTGTATCCGTTTCCTGTGGCAATTAGCCCCTGTGTGACTTCAACAAATTGGTCCCCATTTCCTATACCAATTGCACCCGTTTCCGCAAAGATTTGCGAATACCTTGGATTCCCCGCGTCAGTCCAACCGTCTTCATGTTGGTAGATGTTACCGGCAGGCGAACCCATGTACGGAAGTCGGAACACTTCCGCAGGGAACATGGCCGACCGGCTGAGATAACCCCACCCCCACCAGTTTTCGGCATAATTCCAAATAATGTACCTGTTGGCTTCGCTGTTGCCTGTTGTCGGGTAAAACCACCAAATTTCTGGGTACAGCCCATGATGCGAAGAATGGATGCGAGTTGGACCTGCGTATGGGTCCATTTCGTCGAAAATGTCGTTGAGGATTGGGCAGGGGAGCGGTTGCACAAATCCGCCGCTATACAACTGAAATCCAGACCGCGACAACCAAACAGCTTTTCCGTTGAAAGTTGCAATGTTGTCGGGGTGCATCATTTCCGTGTCAGAAATGCGCTGAAACCCATAGATAAAGGGTTGCCCAACATACTGCGCAAGGAAAACATCCGAATAACCAAAAACCAACACGCCTTCTTTGACTTTGACGCCTTTGAGCAGGGCGCTACGCGCCGTGAGTGCCTGATACCCTGCGGTGTTGGTGGTGCTGGAAAAGTTCCAGTCGGTGTAATCTTCCCTTGAAGACCACGCAACAGTTCTTGAATTGTCGCTACCGCCAGTTCCATACCCGAACACCATTGCGTGCCGTTCGTCCGTGACCAACACGGAATGGCAACCCGTTGGCGCAGTGGTAATCACTGCCGGTGCAGTCGAAGGAGACGACACGGAATAATAGAATAAACGGCCATCAGTGTTGGCAGTCAAAATTATGTCCTGACCCCAATTCGCAAAAGTCCAGTATGTCGGAACAGAAAAATCAAGCGATGGAGTTGGCCGCGCAGTGCCGTATGTGGATAAGCTGTAGGTGGATGTGCCAAATCCGCCGCCTGTTCCAGTACTTGTCAAAGGTACAAACGATGCGGGGGTAATGTTTGAATAAGACCCGCCAGCTTCGTAATAGAGCCTTGCATCGGTCCCAACAAGAGCGTGCTTTACTTCGGAATTGTCGCGCCACAAATGAAATTTGCGCACGGCGCTATCAAGAGGCGATGAAGTTGTGCGGGTCCAGCCACCAACCGGCTTGATCGAGCCGGATTGCCAGCGCACAAGGTTCATGTCCCACCACTGCCCCGTTGTGTCGTAGGGTGTGTTGTTGCGTTCAATTCCGGGGGGCAGTTGAAGCGAGACATAAGCCATATTTAGACCACCAAGGATTCAGCCTGCGTGCGAACTTCATTCACACGGCGAAGCCACCCCCGACCGAATTGGCTGAAAGTGGACAAAGATTGCAGAAATTCTTGCCGTGCATCACAGACCGCAGCGATCAATTCTCTTGAGTTGCGGGCCTTGGCAGCATCAAGTGTCAATTGTCCGATGTATCCATCTTGATTCACGCCAAGGATGCGCTGCAAGTATTTCGCACTGCGTAAAATACCAGAATTTACGCCAAAATCAAAAACCGCCCACTCTACCCCACTGGGCAGAGCGTCGCAAGACAAAGCGTTCCAGTATTTGACTCGGTAGAAAGGTCGCACGTCGTCTGGCGTGAGATTACGCATTGTAGTTTCTGAAGCGATGGAGTGCGTCCAGTTCTGCCAATTGCTTGCAGTCACGCCGAGGTTAGTCATACCGCCGGGATCACGCGGGTTATTGACGTAACCGCCTTCGTGTGCAAGCAACCATTCAAAGCACTGGTCGAAATTGTTTTGCAAATTACGTTCCTTGCGTCGTGTCGGGCATATACACATCGCCCATCTTTTTTTGAATGTTTACGATCCTTGTATTGTCTTCAAGAGCCATAATTTCATGCGGTTCTTCTGGCCGAAAATTGAATATTTGCCCAGCAGTGCCTTCTTGTTCCCAATCGTGGCTATAGGCTTTGACGCGACCGCGAGCCACAATTGTAATGTGAATGTTGTCTTCTGTATGAGAGTGTTTTGGCAATATGTCTCCGGCTTTTTCGAAGTCATAAATGCTCCCGCGAAGATCGCCAACATTCTCTAAACGATTAGCCAATAACATCTGGAGCCGATCCTGATTTGTTTATGTCTGGGCTAGGCTTGTGAAGTGACTTCATATATTCCTCAAGAGCTTTTTTCGCATCAAGCTCTTCTTGGGTATACGGTCTTACTAACCAAGTCTGTGTCCAAATTCCATTTTGAATTGTAGGCTGAACTTCTACAGCGGTTTCTGCCAACATATTAAAGTCTGGCCGCTGCGTTTCTTGAACTTCTGCGTATGTGTTTGGGCAAATAAAAATCGGTCCTATATCAGGATGCTCAAGGCGAATATCACCTTGATACCTTGGATATTCTAATGTGGACAATTTAATATAAGACGACATTTTACTTTTCCTAAAGTGATATTGATACCGCAGAAGCTCCAGATGCAGTTGAGGTGTTGGTCGGACCGCTCGTAAAGGTTGCGTTTGTTATACCTTGAGTTGGAGGAGTTTGAGTGGTGTATGTTGGTGAAGAACTTGTCCCAGTATTTACGTCATAAACAAAAGTATATCCACCAATTGTGTATGTGCCTGTTTTTGATCCGTTATTCGGAACTTTCATAAAAAATGCGTCTACTTGCCCAGATGGCAAAGATAAAACGCCGCTAACCCACAAAGCTCCTTGTGAGTCTAACCCAATACCAGATAAATCAAATGTTCTAGTCGTGCCGCCGCCCGCGCTCCAATATATTTTTCTTTGCCACTGTAAATTTCCATTTGAATCATATTTTGCTATTGAGTTTTGTTTGTAGCCAAGATTTCTACCGCACACATATATGTTGTCGCTGCTATCTAATGTAACAGCGGTCCAGTAATTAAAATATTGATTCGCGCTTCCGTCTCCTGATAAAAATTTTTGCCAAACATTACCAGTTGACCAATTATATTTTAATATAAATCCGACTGGCGTACCGGCGCTGGAGGCCATTCCAACAACGATAAGATTTCCAGCAGAATCAACTTTCATATCACAAATAGCGGAATAACCGTCAGAATAATTATTAAATGTAAATGAGCTTTTAGCTATTTCAGCGCCAGTCGTTGCATTTAATTTTGTAATAACAAATTTTGTGTATGGGACAACGTATCCGATATATACGTTTCCTGAATTATCTACGGCTGTCGCCGCAAAATTTCCCACGCCAACGTAAGGGTCAACAGAAGACATATAGTTCCAATAAGTATTAACACCTGACGAATTAAATTTTGCAAAAGTTATGCGGCTATAGGAGCTACAGCAGCATGAAAAAGTTTGGCAGGCAACTGTATATATATTATCTGACGTATCTACAGCTACCCCATTCCATTCGTTTCTATCGTTATGATTTGGAATAGATTGGTTATATGTATTATTATAAACATCAGTTAAAGAACTAGTTTGCGCTTGCAACCTTGGATAATTATATGCAGATGAACCTGCCACAATAACAACATTTCCGTTTGATAAATTTTTTATTGTGTTTGTAAAACCCCCTGAAGTTATTAAGGAAGTGTAATTTTTATTCAAAAGAACAGCATCTTTTGAAAATTTAAGCGCACCAACTCCGTAATACCCAGAACCAGAAAAACTTGCGCCAATATATACGTTATCTCCGCTTCCTATTGATAAGCCGTTTGTTGGAGAAATTGCTGTACTACTTCCTGTAGTGGCGTATCCCATATAATAGTTAATACCCCCTAAAGCTCCAAGCCCAAAAGAATATGCGTAAGCTGACGCAGCGCCGCGAGTTGAAAGGACAGGCATTGGTTATCCTCTTAGGCGAACTTGGTTTGTGACGCCAGAACCGTGAATGTCGCGCTGGCTGTTTTGATAACGACAAAAGTGTAAACGTCGGTCGCGCTTGCGTTACCCGAAGTCGGCGCAGTACCGCCCTGCCATTTCGGTGTGACGGTTGAACCATCAACTTGAATGGTATTTGGGTAATAAGCTGTCGACCCGTTTGTTACGGCAAGCGCGATTGTGCAACTTTGCCCGACGCCTAAAATACTATTCAAGGAAGTGGACGAATCGCCGCGTACATTGAATGTGAAATTCGCGGTGCTGTTTGAAGTGTAATATTGAACAGCTTGCGTTTTAACGTCAAAATTTGTTGTTGCTGAAGGAGCAGCAGCAGTAATTGTTGCAGTTTCGAAGAGTGCCTTAATTTGGCCGTAGGCCGACAAAATTAAGTTCGTAAAATTACCCGCAGCCGGAGTTGTGCCGCCGATTACTGTGCTGTCAATCGCCTGCCCAACTAAATAAAACGTGCCGCTCACGTTTGGAAACGTAAAAGTACGGGTTGTTGCTGTTGCAATTGTAGATGCGTCAAACTTTGCAATTTTTGTCGCGTCGGTTGCGTCCTTGAACGAAATGTTGCCCGCAGTACCAGCAAAAGATTTGCCGGTGGTGTTCAAACCGACCGCCGTACCCGTTCCGTCTGACTTGAAAATGCCGTCAAGCGTATCAAGGTCCGTGTTGAGTTTAGTACCCCATGTGTCGGTGGATGCACCGACTTCAGGTTTGGTCATGTTTAGATTGGTGGTAAATGTATCAGCCATTTAAGCAGCCTTTTGCCAAGTCGAGCTTTGCAGCGGTAAAACAGTCCATGAACTTGAGCCATTTGTCAGCGGGGTCCAAGACCCTGTGCTTGCTGGCTCTGGTTCCCAAAGGTAGCGAGCTTTAGCCGAAACAGATGAAACCGAGACGGTTGACGCGCTGGCGTTACGAAGTAAACTTGCTTGCGAAGTTGCTGACGATACCACATTTGTTGAAGCTCCCGCAACACTGACCATGTTGCCAGTCGCCGTTGCCGCCGATGTGGATGTCGCACTGGCCGAAACGAGCGTTACGGCCTTTGTCGCAATTGACGCGGTGTCCGTTGCCTCAGTCGCGGCTAAAGCCAATGCGGTTACTGAACTAACCGAAAGCGACGCCGTATCCGCAGTTTCGGTCGCGGCGAGCGACAAAGACGCAATTTCAACAACCGTAACCGAAGCAGTGTCTTTAGCTTCAGTCACCGAAAGACTGGCCGACGCCGTGATTCCTGCGGTAATTGCTGCAACGTCTTTTGCTTCCGTTGCCGCAAGACTTGCGGAAGTGGTTGCGCTGGCCGTAACCGCAGCGGTGTCTTTGGCTTC